AGAAAGAATGGGAGTAGAATAACTAAGCCAATGCTTGCTAGAATAATCATAAAGACGCTGAGAATGTTCTTGATTTGATCCGAAAGCCTTACTAACATATGCAAATCTCTCCTGTGGCGATGCTTCATCTTCTTTCATGTACGACTCTTGAAGTCGTTTGATTCCCAATTCATCAAATAAGATGTCTCTAGAGTAATCAACTTTAATTCCGTGTACGATTCCTGGTGTCATTTTAATTCCTATTTTCTAATATTTTTTTAATATCTGGCGGAGACCATCCTTCAGGCTTCAACACTTTTCCATCTTCACGTTTTAAAACTTTTCCTGTTGGTGATATCTTACTTAGATTACTTCGTGCAACTTCATTCCAAATATCTTGTTGTGGCAATTCTAATGTATGTTCAAGGCCTTCAATAACCCATTTCAAATCAGCACAAGCATCTGCAATTTCGACCAAATCTTTTTGTTCAAATGCCTTTTTTAATTCCCAAAACTCTTCAACTATTAGTTTGAAATATAATGAAGATTGTGATCCAAATCCAACTTCAGTTTGATCACACGCATCCATAAAAACTTTAACATCATCAAGACTGTTCATTTGTAAACTCCGTAATCATAGGAAAAATTTGTTCAATTACTTTAGCACAAGCAAGAGCAACTTCACGGTGTTCTTTTTGTGTTCCTTTTTCTGTCCTGAGTTGTATATAGTGTACCCACGAACGTAGTGTTCCATTCATATACATTCTAGATAAAGTCATACCTTCAGGTAAAATAGCGCGAGCCTGTTCTTTCGCAATACCATTTTCGATTGCCCAGTCGTAAATGTTTTGCACTTTGTCTAGCACATTATTCTGAAGATTTTCCCATTGATATGCAATAATTCTTTCTTTATCGTTATTCAAATTAAAATCAATGCTATTTTGTCTATTTTTTGTATCCTGTAATCGTGCTTCTCTTAATTCGAATCCTAATTCATCTCCTCTAGCATATCGTTGACTGAATTCTTGAAACGAAAATGATCTGTGTCGTAGAATTTGTCTTGCAATGTCTCTTGTTGTTTGAATCTCCAAGCATATGGAAACCATTTCCAAAGGTGACCAATGTTGATTACGTATCAAATATCGTACTAACTTTTCCGATGTTTCAGAATTATTCTGATTTGCAGGATTAGAAACCCTAGCAGCATATGCAACCTGTTCAAGCAGAGACATATTCTCAGCATTTTGTGAATAAGATATCAATTTAATATTCATATTTTTTTCCAATTAATAAACTCCATTTTTGCTCTTAAATTTAAAAATGTATTCTTTTCTATAATGTCCGTCAATTCTTCAATTGAAAATCCAGATAATATCATATCATTGATATCTTTTTCTTCTATCATTTCTGGCCATATCACAACATTAAAATGATTATCTACCGCATGTTCGACTTTTTTAACAATTTCTTTATTTCTAGGTTCATTATCAAATATCAAAACAACGTTGGATTTATCATAAACTTCAGTTATAGCTTCAAGATTCGAATCTGCCATAGCAACACAATTTTTTAAAAACATTGAATCGATAGGACCTTCAACAACATAAATCTTTTCATTTTCATCTACTCTATCAATACCAAAGATTTTATGATTGTCTTCATGTAGTTTAATCGTTATATATCTTAATTTTGATGCGCCCAATGCTCGACCTTGTATTGTCGTTATTTTTTTATCTTTATCAAAGAAAGGAATCACTAGTCTTTGTTCACCGTCATACAATTCTTTCTCTATATTCATAGAATGTACGAATTTTTTAAAATCTTCAGCATAGTATAGATCAGAATAATAAGATTCTGGTATATTTCTAGATTTTACATATTTTTTTGCAAAATGCTCATCGTCCAAAGACTCAATTGAAGGTATACTCAATTTTTCTTTGAAGACTGGTTTTGTCTTTAGTTCTTTGAAATCTGGCTTAGTGTAATTGTGTGTACCAGTTTCACCATTTTTAAATCTTTCAAGTGAATATTCTTTTAAAAGATTTTCATCTACATTTTTCAAAAAATTATAGAAAGAAATACTTACTCCACAGTTATGACACATGTAGAAATAATCATTCTTTTTTCTGTAGATATAGCCGCGGGACTTCATTTTGTTTTTTTGTGAGTCACCGCAAAGAGGACACCTAAAATTATAAAGGTCATCTTTTTTCTTGGTGAATCGTTGAAGTCTGGGAGAAATTTGAAGCAAATAGCTTCTGTCAATGAAGACGCTCATGATATAATTTACTTGATGAAGATACCTCTTATCATATCAGTATTTATCCTGGAAAGCAACCACGAAATTACGACTATTGCCCCACCAATCATCCATTTCCACTCATTTAATTTTTGAATTGCGTCTTTTTCACTTTTTATTTGAGCACTTAAATCTGTTCTCAATGATTTTAATTCTTCTGTAATTCTTCTTTCTGAATCTTGTAGTTTATCTAAAACACTATCAATTCTATCGTGGATTTCTTTAATATTTGCTTCAGTTTCCAATCTTCTATTGTCCATGTCTGAATAAACCTTTGCTATATGGCGATCATGCTGATCTACAAGTTTTTCTATTACTTTATCCATTTTACTACAAAGTTCAGTTAATGTCAATACTTTTACTTTTAATACACCGACATCAACTTTAACGTCATCGGTCATCATTTTGCTACCGTAGAAGTGGTGGGAACTGTTGTGTTGGAAATTTTCTCTTGTGTTCTTCCATATGCTGCAATACCAAGTACGGCGCCCATGGCCAGATGATAAAGACCAGCACCCTGTAGTGTTAGTGGTTGCCATTGTGTTGCGACTTGGCCACCGTTTCCAATAGCTTGGACGATGGACCAAAGAACTGGTGCAACAACGAAATCGAAAATACATGTTCCCATGTATGTCCAACCCATTGCCGGTCTCCATTTTTTATTAATCCAATCTTCGTTTGTATTTTTAACTAGAACATCAGCGTTCTGTGCTGCATTATCACCAGCAGTTGTTAAAACTGGTGTTTGAATTGGTGGTTGAGAAAAACCACCACCACCTGTAGTACCAAGAGGCCTAAAAATACTTATTCTACTTAATGGTGGTTGATTTACTATTACAGCACCACCATTCTCTTCCTCAAGTAAAAATGCATCTACAGCCATTTATGTCCTCTTATTTCTGTGATTCTTCAAAAATCTTTTTTTGTTCTCTATACCATTCCTGCCAAGAAATCACTTTTTCTCTGAGGTCATTGCATCTGGCGTAGTTTTCGACAACGGTTTCGACGACTTCACTTGCTCTAACATTGGAGGGACTTCCATTAGTGACGCTGGCACTTCCGGCCATTTCATTTTGACTGGCACTGTTGATGAGCATGATTGTAGACTCAGGCACAGAGCAAGTATCATTAAGCTGTTTTGCAATAAGTTTTGCAGTTTCTTTATTAGCATTTTTTGTGTCCTTTATCAATTTTATTTTTTCAACGATTTTAGTTTCAACAATCGTATTCACTTCGTGTGATTTTTGTTCTGCAACTGCAATTTTTGCTTCCATTTCTTTAACTCGATCTAACCATTTTTGTTCATTCATATGATGACCAAAAAAGAATGCAGTTGCTAATACTAAAACTGCAATTAAAATTTTTATTAGTAGTGTATATGATTGCAACATTATTTTTTACTCAAAATATCAATTGCTTTTTTATATTTAGAGGTTCTATCATCTAATCCAATAGTTCCACCATTGATCCGTTTAGTTAACGTTAAAATGTCATCGGAATCACAAAATCTATTTAAACCTCTTGTGTGCCAAAACCAACATGCTGATTCCAATGCACCGTGAGGATGATTTAAATGATCAACAGCATCCTCTAAACTTTGACCAGTATCTCTTGCATAGTTACTATAATTTATCTTACCTGTGAGTTGAATTAGACCTCTACCATGAAAGTTCCAACCATCGCCAGATTTTTCATCTCCATTACCCATTCTATTAGCATAAACTTTATTCGCAATTTTTTCAGGTTTTCTTGCGTATTCTGCTGCAATTGTTGCATCAGGAAAATATTTTTTAAATGTTCTTTGAAGGCCTTCTGCTGAATAATTTAGATTCTCTTCAAGAGCAGTAAAGTTATTGGATTCATGACCACATTGTGCTAAAAAATATGAAACACGTTTAAGAGTTGTGATTTCATAATGAGGAAACATTTCAACACAAGCATCATACCATGCATGAACTTCTTTGTTTCCTCTTAGTATTTGCCCTAATTTTTCTTCGGTAAATTTAAAATCAAAACTCATTTTTGATTTGTTCCTATATTATATTTTCTTGCCAACATTCCCGCAATAATTGGATTAGACTTCTTTTTATTTTTTAAATGGACCCCCGGCTCTCCAGATCTACTTCCTACTGGTTGTCCCATACCCGCGACTGCTCCACCACCTGTAACATTCGCCGGTCCTGCTGCAACAACATCCTCTTTAAATTTCTTAAAAGTTTTCATATTTTCCTTAGTATGTCTGCAACACTTAATTCTAATGGAATATCAGAGGTTTTTATTTTTGAACCTCTGATATTTAATACAACATTAGACAATAAATTAAGATATATTAAAAAAGTCTTTAATATGTCATAATCTTTTTCATCAACTTTATAAAATAAAATTCTAACAGTTGCTTCTGGTCCAAAAACATTGTTTAATGATATAATGTGATTTAAAATTAACCGCTCTTTTAAATTTTTCGTCGCTTTATATCTTCGAAATAATCTTTTAACATACTTGGTTCGCTTTAAATCTCCATCAAATTCAGACATAATGCAATTAGGCTTTTCATACGCTTTCATCGCATAAATTAAAAATGTTTCCTCATTCAAATCATCAATCATAAAACAATTTAAACGCCTCTGTAAATTGTATTTTGACTTGTATTACCGCTAAATGTGTTGGATGCTGTAGCATTAGCAAGAGCAACTAAAACTTCTTTACGATAACGAATTGTTCCATCATTATTAGTTGTCTTATAAACGTGAGTCCAACCAGTACCTGTGTTCGCAATAATGATATTTGCATTAACAATACGTGTTGCTGTAACTAAGATTGTATCAGCAGTATATGTGTTTGCCTCTTCACCAGATGTATATGGAATTGCTGTATCGAATTCAATAGTTTGACCAGCAGCGATAGTACCAAATGTTGCTGCTGAGAATGTTACAACATTTGTTGTAACAGCAGTAACTCTAACATTCGATTTGAAAAAACCTGGATCCGTTGGTGCAGCTAAATTTGCAGCATATGCGTACATACCTACAGTAATACCCAAATTAGCTGCTGTATTAACTCCTACGCCATTAAATATAATTGTCGTTGCACCTGAAGCGGTTGAATTTGCTGTTGTTAAGAACGCAAATTCACGCACTTCTCTTAATTTTGGCCATTGTGGTTCTGAATTGGCTGTATCTCTATTACCCCAAGATGACATTTTGTTCTCCTTTTGACTTTGGGTTTATCTCTTTATTTATCTGTTTTAGTTTCTTTCTTTTTATCATCTTTTTTCTTGGTAACATCAGGCTGACCTGGTCGATTTCTCATCATTGGATCAATCTCAACAATATCACGAGGTTTACCAGTCATTGTTGTACCACCAGTCATAATTGCGCGAGCAGTTGGTTTATTTTCACCGGTGTTTTCTTTATCATCAGTCTTTTCATACTTAAGTTTTTTACCATAAGTTTCGATTGACTTATCTTCTTTTTCCCAATCGTACATATCTTCCATAACTTTCTTTTTGTACAATTCTTTAACAATTCTTGCAGTTTCACTCATAGAACCAGGAGGTGTCTTAATCTCTTTATGTGCTCTCGCTCTTGCTGCTAAAGCGTCACGTTTTCTATCTGTTCCCGAAACATGTTTTGTTAATGTTTCTGTAGATTCTGGCACACAGTTTGGTACCATCTTTTTACTTTTCTTTTTTAGACCTACTTGTTTATATCCATCCCAACATGCTTCATATAATTCTTCGTCCATGTTTTCACCAAACATAGCATGATATTTTTGTGTATGCTTGCTAGGTTTAGTTTTAGCTGTTGCATCTCCTGGTGCAGGTACATATGCTGAAGGATCACTATCACTTTTTTTCTTTGTTCTGCTAAAATGTGCTGCTCTTGCTTTTGCTGTGGACGCAGAAAGACCAGCAACGTATTTTTTTGGAAGACCTGTAGCTTTATCTTTTGATACTCTTGCTAATTTACTTGTATCGCCTTCGTAAAAATTAGTTATAGATTCTTTCATATTTTTAGCATATGCATCAGGAGACTTGCCATGTTTTTTTACAAATTTATCATGCAGTTCTTTAGGTGTAATTCCAGATTCTTTGGCAATAGTTGTCATCATTTGATCAATAGCATCATATCCAGTTGGCTTACTTAAACTGATTTCTAATGTTTTAACAACATCAGTTTCTTCATGTAAGTCTTTATCTGCTCCGTGATATGTACCTTTGCCTTTACCTATGTAAGAATTTACGCGAGCCATACCCCATTGTTGTGGAGTAGTTCCTGGTCTATGTCCAGATTTCCATGCAGCCATACCACGATTATAAACTTTTCGTAATGTTCCGATTGAAATACCAGATTTTGATGATTTTGCTTTTAGACCAGCATTAGCAGTCTCGTCAATGTCTACGCTTTCATTCATCTCATCTTTTCTATTATCATAATCAAGTAATTCTTTAATTTTATCTATGTGTCCTTGTAAATAACCGTGCTGTAATCTCATGTCAGGATTTACCATTTTTACCATTCTATCAAGTTGATCTTTAACATTTTGTGCAATAAAGAGATAACCAAGATCATCTTCTTTTGGTGATCCTTTCTTTTCTGTTAAATGTTTTTCAATAAAGAAAATAACATCTTGCAGTTTAGCCATACCTTCTATTAGATCATAAGAGTCGATATTAACTTTATTTTCAATGTTAGTATAAAGATCTGTTGCCACTGGACAAATATGAAAATATTTTGTTTGATAATCAAAAACTTTTACTTCATTGTCATCTTCCACTTCTTTTTCTTCCCTAACAACTCGCCGAGTTGCTTTACCTGCAATTTGTCTATAGTGTTTCATTGTCAAAGGAACTGTTCTACGCAAATTAATCATACGTTCAACTATGCTGTGTAATTCTGCATCAGATTTAACATCTTCTCTTGCTAACTCTAAAAGTCGAATCAATAATGGAATATTAACCGTTACAGTATCTCTAACATCATTAACAGATTCAGTTACTAATTTTCTATCACGATTCCATTTTTCAAATTCGTTAGATTTAGCGTAAGAAATCAATGTATCATTAGATAGAGCAGAAGGATCAATACCAAGTGAAAGAATATATTGCGAAAGTATTGATTTTCTTCCTTCCGCAATATTAGATTTGACTGACCATGGATCTAATGGATTAGTTCCAAAAGTTAGCTTTGGAGCAACTCCTTTTCTTACAACTTCTTTGAAACTCTTAGACATTTTTTTATCCTTCAATTTGATATCTTGCCCATCATGGTTTCATTTCTCACACGCTTAAATGCATTTTTCGCAATTTCTTTAGTTTTATTTAAAGTAGCTTTATTTTTTTCATCTTCGAGTTTAACTTTGTAAGATGAATGCCCATTATCTTTACCACCAGCTTCAGATCCTCTCAATGTATCAATAGTTCTGACATTTCGATCAAGTTTCTCATCAATCGTTTCTTCTTCTTTCATTGCCATTTTTGTAGCTGTCGCATACATCACTTCTTTCCATCTTTTGCCATATTTTTCTTTAAACTGTGGTGTCTTGTCCTTCATTGACATAACATATTTTTCACGCCGAGATTTTTGTGCATCAGTCATTGTATCTTCTGACATAACCATATCTTTCTTTTCTTTCATCTCTTTTTCTGTCTTTTCAATAAGACTTTTTGCAAATGGAAACTCAACAGATTCTTTTTTTTGTGCATCCATTTGCTTCAATTTATCTGTCCAAAACTTTTCACGCGCATCTAAATCATAACCTTTTTTTTTCATGTTTTTTTTTAATCTTTCATAAGCAGACAATGGTTGCTTTTTAGCTTCTTTCATTTCTTGTTTTGGAGGTGCCATTTTCTTTTTGATTTCACCTGTACCTGGTACTTCATGATCGCCTTTTTCAACACCACTTTTATAGACTTTTTTATTTGTGCTAGGACTAATATAATAAGAACCTTTTGTATCGTGACCTGTGCTCTTTACTTTATATTTTTCTCCACCTTCTTCAATATGTTCAACACTTTCACCATACAAATCACCAAAATCACCATGAATGCCATGTTTCTTTCTTAATTTCTCTGCTTCTTTTTCATGATGCTGTGACGATTCTGGACCAGCATACTCAGCCCATGAAACATGATGCTCAGAGTGTGAAACCATATCATCTGCGACTTTATTACCATAATGTTTGCGTACATGGTTTTCAATTGCTGTTGCAGCATGTTCATTATTCTTCATACTGCCTTCACCGTGACCATAACCTTGATCTGCCGCATAACTGTGTTGTGCATGTTTGTGCCATAGACCAGAAAGAGTCATCTTGTCCATCTTGCCTTCTTCAATGTTCTCAACTTCTTCATTTTGTTTCTTTAAATCCATTTTCAAATGGCCTGCATCTTTTGCCGCTTTAAGTACAGATGTACGATCTCCATAACTTCCATTAAACACATCTTTAGTTAGATGTGGTTTGTATAGATTATGATGTTGTGGTTTGATGTGCTTCAATAAAGCAGCACCAGCTGGATGCAACGTATCTTCCATTCCTTCTTCAATAGATTCATATGCTTCTTTCTTCTGATCCTTCTTAGCCTTCTCATCAGCCGCCATCATTGCTTTTCTCTTAGCAACTAGATCGGCAGCATTGACTTTTCTTGCGCCTTTATAGATTGGCTTGCCTTCTGCATCTTTAGGCAACGTTGCAAGATGTAACTTAGCGGGCGTCGATTTGTAACCAGGAACAACTGTACTAGGATCAGTTTTAACTGCACCCACAGTATGATCTTTTGGAGGTTCGACCATGTTATCGTCATCTGGCTGCTTACCATATTTGCCCAGCTTGCCTGTAATCTTTCTACCTTGGCCAACATCAGTCGATTTAGGTCTGAAGTCTGCAACTTTACCTCTGTACTTTGCAGATGCTTGGTATTCAGATTCAGCTTCATCAACTTTCTTTTCACCACGAAGCATTTTAAAGTCTTGTGAATCTAGCTTACCGTTACGATTTTTATCAAGTTTTACTTGACCGCCCTTCAATTCTTCTTTTTGTTCACCTTCATGCATGACTGTTTTGACGGCCTCGATTAAATCTTTGGATACTAAGTCTTTTCCGAATTTAGCAAACATTTTTTACTCCTTAATTAGCAATTCCATTTACGTAACGATTTATTAATTCTTGAATCTGGATCATTTGCGGTTTTCGAGGAAGTTAATTTCGCTTTCATACCGCCCATTCTTGCACAAAATGATTTTCTTCTATTTGATGCCTTACTGCCCTTTTTCAATTTTGATGGTGGTGTTGTTACCGCCATACTTAACTTTGAACCAGGATGTTCTCTTCGATAGGATGCAATACCCTTACGATTTAAACCACCTTTTGGATCTTTACCTTCTTTTCTTTCCCACGCAGCAGTTTCATCGACATATTCTTCTTTAATGAATTCTTTAAAACTTTTCATTTTTTTCTCTTTTTGATAGTTATGCCTGCCATTCCATATTTATCTAAAGGCGTAACTAGAGGTTCTGTATTGGTTGAACCACCTAAAGTTCCACCCACACCCATGTCTGAACTTGGACTATCAATCGCTTCTTTTCTAAATTTCTTGAATTGTTTTTGTTCTCTGTATGTAACATCACCAAGACCAGACATTGGATAGACTGTGCCTTGTTGTCTTGTGTCATATTCTTGGCCAAGAGTTGTAATATTTCTCAGTCTTGCATTTTGAGTTGGCGAATCTTTAAATCCTTTTGCTTTCAATTTTGCAATTTTATCCTTATCCATATTGAAATTTGGTTCTTTTGGTGCAGGATTCACTTTTAATTTCGGCTTCGATTCGTTATATGTTCTGAACGTATAACTTGAATTACTTTTTACATCACCATCTCTAACATCGTCGATTTTTCCAGCTTTCATAGCAAGTTGCATATATGGACTATTATTTTCTTTTAAACTTTGTTTTAATTTATCAGAAAAATTGCTTTCGTTGATATCAAGAAATTCATTATTTTTTTGATAAATTTCACTAATACTTTCTTCGATCATTTCCATTTCAACGCTATTATCAAAAATATAAAAATTCTCAAATTGATTTGCAAATTGCTTCATATTTTTTTGACAAATATTCCATTTATCTTTTCTGACAGATTCTGAAACCATACGCTTTAAATTAAGATTTCGTTCTTTACTAATTTGATTGCTTGTGTGTACAAAAATCATCATTGTATCGTAGCCAATAGCTTCTAATTGCTCTTTAATTGTATTGATACTATCATAATCATCAGCAGGTCCATTTATAATTAATGGGCCTCTGCTACGGATAGCTTCAAATTTTGAATTAACAAATTTATTTTTATCATTTAAAATTGCTATTACTTGCTCAAAATTCATTTCAACAATTTTAGACTCAGCAATTGCTTCTCTAATGACAATATCTTTACCTGAACCTGGTCCACCAGTTACAAATATTGCTTTATATCTACCACGATTAACATCTTCATGTAAACCCATACCTTTTCTTGTGTCGTGCATTATTTCTCTAGCATGTTCATCTGAAACATGGGATGGAATACCTTGTCTAAAAGATGAGAAATCATTATTCTTAGCATGTTGACGCATTTTTGTGCCAGACATTCCCTCAGCACCTTCAGAGTCTGGATCACGATGACCTGCTGATCTAACTTCTATTTTTTTAAAGTTAAACGATTTACCTGGACCATTATATTTGTGTAAAATGTCATGAAATTCTTTAACACGATCTGAACCTGCAACCATAATTAAATGATCATGGCCAGCAGCGTGTAATTTTTTAGCTTGATCTATGAAAGATGGTGTTTCTTTTGAGGATGATATAACATTTGTACCTGGAGAATAACGCTTTACATGTTTTACTTTTTGCTCACCCGATAACGGATTCTTTTTCGAATCTTGTGTATGAGATACAATAACAACATGTTTTGCTTTATTTTTATGTGCTAGTTCTTTTACTTTGTCAATTACTTTTAAGTGACCTGTTGTAGGAGGATTCATTCTACCAAAAGCCATCACCACAGGTTTATGTGTGGTTTCTTCTTCCTTAATTATTTCTAAAAAAGATTTCATTTAGTCTCCGTGTGCTTGGCCAGAACCTTTTATTGAACTCATAGGATCACTCTGTGAGTTAAATTTAATTCTATGTGATGCGAATTTTTTACCGTTATGATGAAAACTCACACCAGTTCCAGTATGATGAACTGTTATATTATGTGGTTCGTTAAATATTTTATGCCAATGTTTATCTGGTTCTACAGAATGATGTTCAAAGTTACCGCGCTTCGTACTTGTTGTATGTCTAATATGTTCATGTCCAGCATCCTGTAATGGTGTTGGATTTGATTGTAAAACATGAGTTTTAATATGATGCACTAATTCATGAGGTTTCATAACACTTAATTTTTTATGCAGGTTTGTTGAAATATCATTCAATGTTTTAGTATTTTTCTTTTTAACATCTGCCGAAAATTTTGGATCAGACGCCATCTTTTCTCGTCTTGCTTTTGGGCCCATTCCTTCTAGATCTGGATGATCTTTTTTTAATTCTTCTCTGTGTTTATTTAAAATTTCACTACCGCCATGTGTTGATTCTATTCCAGGATTAGAAGCAGGAACGTGTTTAGTCGAACTATCTGAAACTTTTAAACTTACACCATGATATTTTGTTTTATTTCCTTTTTTACTGTGAACAATAATATCTGATGCATCTTCTTTTTGTGACGCTTTGATGCCAGTTGATCTCTCTATATCACCCGGTTTAGAAGTCCAATGAACGTGTGTTACTTTGTGTCCCTGAGCTTCAATTCGCTTTTTAATATCATCTGCTGCACTTTTAGCTCTTTCATTTATTTTTTTATATTCATCCGGATGAATTGTGTCTTTTAATTTATCATGTGCTTGTTCTGGAGTATCACCATCTTTGTCAACATGGTGCTGCATATGTTTTCCACCATTCAAATGATAACCAACCAATAGTTCATGAAGTTTACCCTTAGTGTCGGAAGATGCTTTTTTAGGTGCATCCGGATCATCTGATTTTTTGCTTTTTGCTTCAGTTAATAAACCCGCTCTTTGTGCGTAGATTAATGCTTGTATTGACATCATTTTCTTACCTTTAATAAATTTGCCCTTGCGAATTCTGCACGATTAACTAATTTAGTTGGTTGACCCGCATGATTAACAACAAATCCTTCTGGTCCAGTTTTTTTACCATCTATATGATGCTCAAGACCACCTTCATGTTGTTGAAGTGTATGCACCAATACATTTTTAGCTTGCTGTAAATGGTGATGCATATTCAACATATTATCATATTGTTCTTTATTACTATCTATATGATTTGTATGTGAGTCAGATTCAGATTGCTTTCTTGATTGTGCGGCGGGAGTCTTTAATTTTGATATTTCTTTTTTATATTTATCAGCAATATGTTTCTTCAAACCTTCTGATGATGGTTTTTCACCAGTTCTAACTGTTTGATTTATATAAGTTTCTAAATGATTATTACTGCCACCTGGCGCCACATCACGATGACCGCCCTCACCTTGATGAGGCTTCGTTGCAGCATACATTTTTTTACCATCTTCATCATGAATTTTTTTTGCTGCATCCATGTGCTTATGGAACTCTTGTTGATCGTGTTCCGAATAATGAACTTGTCTCGTATCATGATTTGGTGATTTTTGCCAAACATCAGGATGATGTTGGAAGTTATGCAGATCAGGATGTGAATCTGCCTTCATAGATGCGATATCTTTGCCGTGATACTGGGTGTGTACAACTACTCCCATTTTAGATTTTTTTATTTTATCTGCATCATCACCTTTTGCAGTATATGTAATTGTATTTGGTGTGAAAGATACTTTTCCGTTTTTCTTGTGCTTCAAATCATCATGTGTATACATCAAATCGCCCTGGTATACTCCAGTTTTCGGTGCAATTTTTTTAAGATGATTTAGTGATGCATGAAGTTTATTGACTAATCCTGGTGCGTGACCATGATTTTTTAAAATATCTTCGTGTGTGTAATTTATTTTTGGATTTTTATTGAACGCAGACTTTGATGCTACGAAAAATTTACCTGTTTCTGGATGATGACCAAATACAACAGCAGGTGAACCATCATATTTCATCGTAAGTGCTGAACTGTTTCCACCAGATTTTATGTGTTCATGTGCTTGTGTTAAAGCACCATGTGCATGAGTGAAACCTTCTGAACCATGTAATAATGGTCGATCTTCAGCGTGAGCAATATGCTTGAGTTTACCGTCGTCTTCTTCTTTTAAGAAGTGTAAAAATGATATCATAAATTTCCTTTGCAAAACACTTTGATTGCTTATTGATTATTTATATCATTTTTAATTTATCATATCATGCTATTCTTAAATTGTGTTTTTGTAAACAATATGCGACTTCTGTATCTTTTAATGAATAGAATGATGGATTATCTACGGCTGAAACCGGATGATGTCTAGCACACACTAAAATATCTTCAATAATAACAGGAAGTCCAAGTTTTTGTTTAACTCTATAATAAAATTCACAATCTACCACATAAAGAATAGATTCATCCATGTACATTCTCTCTGACGCGAGTATAGAAAAATTCGATGGATTTCCAATACTATTTTCGCCTATAATAACCGCATCATTATAAAATGGTATTCTTGTATTGAAAAATTTGTTTTTTTCGTTGTCACTATGTGTAAATCCATTAATAACCCATTTCGCGCCTTGTTGATATTTTTCAAAAATCTTATTGAGGGCTTCAGGCGACACGAAGAAATCATCTTGATATAATATCTTTATTATTTCACCTGATGCATACTTCATAGCTTGATTAATATTACATGCTGCTTTTCCTCTATTGTAAAAATATTTAAAATATTTGATATCCAATAGATTGGAATGGTTTTGGCAAACTTCAAGTATTTTTGTATCATTACTTTGATCTGAAATAACAACTTCAAAATCTTGAAATGTTTGCATTTTTAATTCAGTAAGTAGTTGATCTAAAAATGTATGTCCATAACCTCCCATTTCATACGTTGCAATACAAATAGAAATCTTTTTCATTTTAATCTCCTTTGAATTGCTTTAAACTTTCTGTCAAATCTCTAGATAAAGGCAAATATTCATTCTTGTATACGTTGTCCATTTCTGTTTCCTGTAAGAAATGACCTGTGCCTAGACCTTTAATTCTATCCGATTCTGGAATATTATTTTTAATTTGTAATTTTCTTTGTTTCTGTTCGTGATTGTAAGGAGACCAACCATACCATAAAATAACAAAATCATTTGTATCATAATTTTCATAGTGACGGCCTATTGGATAGATAATATTATTATCTTGATGCAAATTTCTAGCTCGTCTAATATGAAATGATCTATCGAAGTGTATTCCGTGCGTCTTTTGTTTAATTAATGATACATTTGGATTAGGACTAATATTTGGATTGTCATCTACCATTACCATTGAAGGAATCTTATAAGAATCTTTTTTCGTGTTTTCCAATATAGACATATCACCAAGTAAAAATTCGGTGGTATTCAGACAGATTCTCCAGCCATCAATTGATTTCTCAATGTCTTCAACTTCTTCATCTATAGGTCTTGCCTCGAAAAATGCATTTCTTGTTTTTACAATTTTCCAACTAGGACAAATAGATTTTATAATATTAACAGATTCATCGGTTGAATTGTAGTCAATCATAATACCATGATCAAATTTTTCTTTATGATGATTGAGCCACCAAGGAAGCAAATATTGCTCATTAAAGAAATGCGAAATAACTGTTTTATTCATAAAAACTCCTCAAAATTAACATCAATTTTACATTTTTCACAAATACCGCTTTTAGGTCCATCACCTTTCAAGTGTTCTCGCCAAGAATCATATCTTTCTGAGCTAAAAATATTCCAAATTTTATCCTCATGTATTGAACCCATGATAGCATTTTTGTGTTCAGGTATATCTGATCTAGAATTGCAACAAACAACAACAGAACCATTATAATCAATGTACATATTATTGAATGGTTGTTTGCAAGATTGGGTTCTTACATAATCCTTATTTGCTTCTTCAACCAATTTAGTTCTTGCTGTACCCTCTATGCTAAAGTTTCTTGCTCTAAGATGAACAGTAATACCCTCTATTTCTAAATTAAATTCAATTCTATGATTAAATATATCTGTTATAATTGAATAATTTACACCTAAGCGTTCAATTTTTTTAATCATAATTTTTTTAAGTCTATTATGATTGTAGAGTTGATTATTTCCCAAATATTGTTGAATGAATAATTGATTTAGTCCAGCGTCACGCAATTCATGTATGTAATTTAAGTTCAAATAATCTCCATTAGTATTTGTTCTCAACTTAGCTTTAGGTAAATATTCTCTTGCTTGTTTAATTCTTTTTAATATTATATCCTTTTTGGCCAAAGGCTCGTTGTACCTACTGTAGGTAATTTCTTGGTCATAATCGATTTCTCTTAATTGTTCCATCACAGACAAATAAGACTCTTCTGGCATTAAAATTGTCTCTGACTTTCTATCTATGTACGCATTTGGACAGAACCAGCATTTTCTATTGCAATAAGAAAACACTTCAATCTCAAACATTTTCAAATTATTTTTAAGCCATTTTTTATTATCAATTACATTATGTTTTTTGTTAAAAAAATTAATTTTAGATTCAATCATGATTATTTTTAAGGTATAATAGGCACAAGAATATGTGGTAAATCTTTATTACCAAATACAGTTATTTCATTTATATTGCAATTAGTGTTGTGTGGTGTAGAATACTTATGTAGGATATCTCTCATACCATAACCTGATTGTGTAAACAAGTTCAGAAAGTTCATTTGTGTATTCCAAGCATCTTGTAATACGTTTGTTGGATTTACAAGAAATAACTCATTGTACTTTTGTAATATATCTTTGCAAACATCAGCACGAATAATAGAGTTTGAACATGAAGCACAAAACTTTCCTGGCTGATATTCATCAACAAAAGTTGAAACATAAGGATATTCTGGTGTACAACGATCTACAAAATCTTCATAGAAATCTGGTTTTACTGGAATGTAATCATCTTCTATTAAAAAGAAATAGTCAAAATCATTTAAGTTTTTCTTAATCACATCATTCCAAGCGCCATAAGAAAAACCACAATTCTCCCGGAAAATAACTTCTACTTCCATCGTTTTTATTTCCGAAACTGTTTGTAGAATTAAATCTTTCAGTTCATCTGATATATCATCATTGAAAACAAAAGTTGTTCTTTTGATTTTACTATTTTCACATGTGTTTAAAAAATTAACATGATACCTAACAAAAAACATAGGATCATTTTTAAATTTTTCTTGATAACTAACATAATCTCTATTTGGTCCAATATAAAACACTGGCACATAATTTATTTTATAATCCATAATTTAATCCTTCTGGTATTTACCGTGTAAACCGACTTCTCCTTCTACCCAAATATTATCAAATTCCACAACATCATTTTTGTTTAAAAATTTGTAATAACCATGTTCTATATCATAATATCCATCACATGATCTAAACACATCTTCAAATTTACTTATATAATCTTCCATATTTGTTTTATGCATAGACCACAATCTAGTTTCATATATTCTTAATTCTGGTGAAATCCAAGATTGCACAGATTTCTTGAAAACATATTTTCCGACAGTACTATCATCATAATCTTCAATATTAAATTCTCTTGTTATATTATGACGTCCGGATAATTTAAAAATTCTATCATATTCAGATAAATCAATATTTTGTTTAATATATTCTATTGTATTACGATATAACAGTAATTCGCCGTGACTTTTATAACCTCTTTTACTTAATTCAAATATATTCCTATCGTTATATGAGTCTATAAAAACATCGACCAATTGAGATATGTGTTTTTTATATTTTTCACAAGGTAAAACTGAAATATCATTTAATATTATTTTACAATTTGGAATTTTATTTCTAACAGTTTCAATAGAATATATTGTTTGTGTATAGCGATCATCTAAAGGAATAGCACCTACTACTGGAGCTAATGCTGATGTGATAATGCATATATGTTTCATATATCAATTAAAGTTGTTTAAAGTATTGACTATATGTTCTAGATTATCTTCTGTTAACCACCATCCATTCGGAATACAAACTTGTGTTTCATCAAAACTTGTTACTCCAGGAAGTTCACTTTCTTTATACTTGATTGTACAATCATAAAGATCATTTCTGTAGTGAACTGGACTTGAGGATATTCCATTATCTTTAAGATATTCAATAAATTCTTGTTTTCTTCCATTTAACACATGCATACTGAATAACCAAAATGATGTTGTATCATCATATTCTGGAGTAATGATATCTGCATTTTTAATATTATCAATTAAATATTTCGAGTTTTCTCTTTGCTTTAAAACAGATGCATTTGCTTCATTAATATTACACAAGCCAATTGTCGCATTTATATCATTCATATGATACTTGAATCCTGCTTGTTTGATATTTTGTGCGCACCTAAAAGATTCATTTTTTGTTCTATCTAGACCAAACCATCGCAGAAGTCTTGCTTCTTGTTCTTTTTGTTTGTTTGGACAAATCAATATACCACCATCACCACTTGTCAAAAATTTAATTGCTTGTAAACTATAACAAATGTAATCTCCACGAACAATATCTTTTGTTGTGAACGTGTCCCATGTATGGGCAGCATCTTCAATAACAGGAACACCAAAAGTTCTTAGTGTTGAAAAATCACAAAATTTGCCTGCCCAATTAACTGCAACAATTGCTTTAGTTTTTGGTGTAACAAGTTTTCTTGCAGATTCTGGATCCATTAATCCTGTAATTGGATCAACATCAGCCCAACGAATTAGTGCGTTTCTATGAATTATTCCCACTTGTGATGCAAAACATGTTTGTGGAGTAGCAATAACTTCATCTCCAGGACCAACTTCACACAAATGTAATGCCAAATCAATAGCAGTTGTGCATGAATTTAAAGTGACAGGTCTCGTTTTTGTTCGTAATTGTTTGTGTAATTCATCTTCAAATTCTTCAACTTTTGGACCTTGTCCTATAAAACCAGATAATAAAACATTACCAACTTGATCTGGTGCAAAAGGTGACATTCTCACTTTAAATAACTGAATCATAATTATACTCCATTTTTATAAGTTTTTCATCATCATATATGGCTTTAAATCCTAATTTATTATAAACTGAGAGTGCAACTGTATTAGTTTTTAATACTTCTAATTTTATTGGTAGATTAAATTTTTTAGAATTTTTCACTAGATAATCAAATAAAATATAACCGTAACCTTTTCCTCTTTCACCTGAAGTGATACCACCAGTTAAAAGTACGGAATCATTTTCTATTCTTATATATCCATATCCAATAGTTGAATATGCAACACCGTAAATAACAGAATTGAATAGGTATAATTCGTTTATTTCTTTGTTTAAATTTTTATACCATTGCTGTTGTTGCTCTTTCAAAATTTCACTAGTATTTCTAGTCATGAAATTTTTACATTCATTTCTAATCAATCTGAGTTGCTCAACATCATATTCATTTTGTACTTTTGTCAGTACAAGATTGCACTCGCACATCATATAAAATCCTTTTATGCTGTATATGTAAAATATTTAGTTTCGTCTTTTTGCCCATACTTTTGGCTAACATATTTTTTCCATTCGGGCACTCTATCATATTGATGAACAATAACGAAAGGTTTTCCGTCACAAGTTTTAACAACACCATCTTCAAATATCGGTTCTTTTTCTGTTAGAAAAGGTCTAAAACTTTCAATCTTAGATGGATCAACAGTAGTACCAGCTTGCATTGCCCATCCAGAACTTTGCTTCAAAAACAAAGTAATATCTTTATATGGTTGTGTTTGTAGTAATACATTATATACGGCTTGATCACAAATAGCAATAGGTCTATTGATTGCATTAATAAAAATATTAAACATTAAATCTTTAACGTATTCGGCATCTCCAGCAATTGTTCCAACATTATAAATTTCATTATTCTTGAATAAATTATGCACGTATGGACCATATGCTTGCATTAAATTTTCGTTACCCCACGGTTCATCTTTATATAGCATACCTTCTGAACCAGCAATAAGATGAGTGAAACAACTTAAATTGTCTTTCAACCATACAAAGGGATCACTTTGAAAATAAACATCTTTGATATCTGTTGTAACAACGTAATTATAGTCTTTCCATTTATCTTTTAAATACTCATAGATATACAGAAATCTCATAACATGAATAGGAATATCTTGTTTCCTTTCAAATCTCACAATCTCGAAATTTTTGTTAACAAGTTTTTCAATAGTTTCTTGTGATACATTATCACCAACAACTACAACTTTATGTGTATTTTCTGGTGATACTTCACAAATTGATTCTACCCATGGTTTTAATTGATTGTAATCATAATTTGTAAACCCACCAATAATTAAATTTTTCGCCATGGAAAAACTCCTTTATATTTTTCATTCATTATTTTATTACCATTTATAAAAAAATCAGCATTTACCGATCCTGGATTTCCATCCACTCTATAGTTGCTTGTATATAAACCTGTGCAATCAAATTTTGTAAAATGTTGTGAGATAGCAGAGAGAAAAACTCTATCTTGTCCCCATCCACCATGCCACACACTTGCCAATCTTATAGCAACTTCAGTAGAAATGCAATAAGAATTTGTATCAACATGATTAACTCCATGATAAGTTTTCCATTTACCTAAAGACTCACAATCATCTTCACAAATGTACTTACCTTCTTTATCATAAATTTTTCTAAGCGAATAACACCAATCTAGATTACTATTTTCAATTGTTTCTACACAAGATAGTACATGATGTTCATCAAACCAACAATCTTGATCTAAGTATAAAACATACTTGGTATCAATCAAATGTGTAAATGCAGCATAGATTCTGTGTCCATAAAATCCATTGGCTCCAACATTAATCGGTAAATAGCAAATTTTTAAATTTTTATTTCCACTATAATCACTCAATATACTATGTGTTTTTCCAGAGTATTGTTCTCCGTCTACAACAACATAACATTTGGTGTCATATGATTGATCCAAAACTGATACAATTGCAGTTCGTAATTCTTTATTACCTGTCGTTGGTATAATCACAGTAGCACTCATAATTAATCTCCAATTAGTATTATACTCCACCACCTCTAGAATTTAGAGATTTCAAATATTCTTTATTATCTAAATTATCTGTTGTTTTTGTTAATGTACCTTTTACAGCTTGTATAGCTGTTGTAAATCTATAGTTATAGATTGGTAAACTACCACCACGCTTAATACGAACACGCAATTTTAATTCTAAATCAAATTCTTTTGTTCCTAAATCGGCAACATCTCTACCCATATGATACAATCCATAACCACCTATTTGAATATAATATGTCTTTTTTGAATTGTAATATTTTGAAACAGAATCTTTTGGAATACTTACAAAAAAATCTTTAAAATTTTTATAATCATAATCAACATCTTCTTTTTTAAATTGGGATGTTGGAATTTGAAATTTTCTTGGAATTCCGTTTGGGCCCCATTTTCGATTTACTAACTCAGGAACTTTTATTGCTGTTAAAAACTCTCGCATTTGTTCAGCAGCTGGAGTTTTAGCACCACCTAAAATCCATTTCTTAGTTGTCAAATCATAATCTAATGATCCTTGACCAAAATCAACATTTAAGTCGAGTTTAATTTCAATTTTATAGTCTTTGTTTTTATATGTTAGTTGTGCATCTGGCGCATTTGGATCTGATCCAGCAGGTTGAAAATTTGATTTTTCAACTTTAGCTTCTTTCATATTTTTATTTACCAATGCTTCATACAATATTCCTTTGTTAGACATAACAACTCCAAATAAAATTATTTATTTGCAGTTTAAACTTTAAATCCCTCAAATGATTTTTTAGATTTCAAATTCGTATATTGTTCACCTGCATCAGCAATTCCTTCTTGTGCAGATTGTTCAACATCATACAATTTCATTTTTGCACGATCAATACCAAGAGTGAATCGTTTGTAGTGTGTTGGATCAGCATATCGATTTTTTAATTGTTTAACCATAATTTGACCAAGCTGTTCAAGTTCTTCTGAACTAATCAATGCAAACATTAAATCAGCGGTTGCTGGCAAACCAAAACTCTCACTTGTGTCCTCGAGTCCTGGGTCGGATGAAGTAAAACCAGATCTTGTTGTTTGTGTAGCAGAAACAATTGGGACTCCGTACTCAACGGCAAGTCCTCGCAGTTCTTCTGCAATAGATTTGACGTATGTATATGAGTTAATATTGGAGCCAGGCTTAATACGAGAACTGCAACAGATATTAAGGTAATCAATGAAGATAATATCAGGAATAAATGACTTTTTGAGATTGAGTTCATTTAACAATGTCCTAAAGTGTGTTGTTGATGCTGATGCAGTTGGATATTCTTTAATGATCAACTTACCTGTTGTCATTCTACGAACTTTTTCAACTTTTTTATCATACATTTCTTTAGGTAGATCCATCAGATCATCAATCGTAATGTTCAATAAATTTGCATCTATTCGTTCTGCAATTTTTTCTTCTGCCATTTCAAGTGTAATGTAAAGAACATTTTTACCTTGTGTCATAGCACCAGCAGCAACGTGACACATAAAAAGAGATTTACCGACACCTGTTCCTGCAAGTGCAATATTTAGAGTTTTAGCAGGTAGACCACCCTTAGTGATCTTGTTAAAGAAATCCAAATCGAAAGGAATTCTTTCTTCTTTTCGATGATAGAATTCAAATCGTTCATTTGAATTCTCAAGATAATCGTGACCTACTGAACTATCAAAACTAACTGCTAGTGCATCAGATAATACTTTAGGTATTGCACCTTTATCATGTGATTTATCTTTTCCATCTAAGATTGAAATAGAAGTCAATACTGCGTTGTAGATTGCTTTTTCTTGACAGAATTTTTCAGTTTTATCTGTGAGCCATTGTGTTTTAGATTCTTCATCTTTAAACGAAGCAATTTCATGTAAATATGATTCCGACTTGTCCAAATCTTCGTCCGATAGATTTCGCCTTTCTTTGATGGCCAAGCCAACCGCTTCAATCGTTGGTGTAGAGTTATAAGTTTCTGTAAATTTATGAATTTCCTCATAAATTATTTTTTCTATTTTATCAGTAAAGTATTCAGTCTTTAGAAAAGGAAGAACTTTACGGAGATAGTCTTCATTTCTAATTAGATTCCTCAGAATCGTTTGTTCCAGTTTCATCGAGTACTTCCTGTTCAATATTTGATGACATAATTTCTGTGAGAAGATTACCAATGTAGTTTTTAAAATCTTCGTCTTTTTCCAACTTTTTCGGCTTATCTACTGTAGATTCTATCACATCATATCCAAAAATCAAGTAGACTTGTTCATTTTCTTCTTTAAACTTAACTTTTCCATATTTGTAAACAGTACCTGCATATGCACCAGACAAAAGTTTAATATGTATAGATTTAGGATCATTTTCTGGAAAAGTATACGAATAATCAACTCCTTCAGTCATCATCTTCTTCTTCCTTTTTTAATATGTTTGTATTGGAAACTTTATACTTTTGTTCAACAAAAGATCTAAAAGACTCTGATAACATGATTGAATTCCAAAAATCTTTATTATCAGTATCTTTAAGTCTATATTTTTTATCTTCAACTTCTCCAGTATCTTTGTTTACTTTTGAATACCAACCATTGGAAGGCTTAATAACGTGGCCAGATTCGAGTGCAATATCAAGTAAACCAGACCACTCGTTAATCCCACCATTAAAAGATACAGAAACTGGTATTTTAGATTTTTCTTTAACATATCTTGATTTTTCCACATTAATTATAAAATTATAACCGACAATTTCAGTACCTTCTTTTTCTTGTTGTCTACCAAGAATAAAGATATTGTCTGCTGAATAGTAACTTCCTGTACCACCACCGACAACATCTTTAGCATATAACTCCATAGTTTTATATGTATGATTGACAACAATCATTGGAATATCTTTGAGTGACAAGTGTGGTGTAATCATTCTAAACAAGGATTTAATTTGTTTTGCTCTTGTCATATCAGCAACAGATTTTCCATCCAATGCATCTTCTACTTCTTTTTTAGATGCAAGATTTCAAATTGAATAGATTACAATTATTAATTGTTAACCACGATATACTTCCGATAACTGTTTCATTACATCCGTTTTCAGTTGTTCAATATCAGTAAGAGGAGTATGCAAAACTCGATCAGTA